ATAAATCAGCTTCTTTTAATGTGTTATCTGCTATAAGTAGCCATCGTTTTGCAATAACTCCAGCTGAACACTGAAGTAAATAATTAAGAGCTTTGTGAGTGCTATCTACATAGATTTTTCTTCCATCGACAGCCATGATCGTGCCTGAAGCAGACCGCTTCTTAACAGCCTGTAGTAGCTCTGAAAGTCCATCGATGGCTTCGATGAACGCGGCTCGTACTTGTTTTCCTTTAGCTCTTGCCTTATTTGGTGATAGTTGTTTATCGACTGAGAGTCCGATTTTTGCATCTCCTGCTCCATATAAGAAGGCATACGTGACTGTCTTTACAGCTCGTCTACTTATGCCAATTTTGTCTGCGTTGACTTGGTGTATGTCTCCATTGAGGAGGATGTCTGCATAACGACCACCGTCGTATCGAGCGAGGTAGTGAGCAAGCATCCTGAGTTCAATGCCAGCAAGGTCAGCCCCGACCATAACCATTCGTGGCGAGGCGGTAAATAGTTCTCTAAATCTTTCATCTGCTGGTACTTGGGCTAAATTTGGTTTTCTATGAGCACATCTAAATGTGTTAGTTGAAACTGAACAGTTGTTGTGTATTCGACTAGATGTCGTACATAGCCTCTGCCATGCGTTCACGCCTTCGGATATCATTCCTAATGCTTTCTTCAGTTCCAAGCATCGGAGAAAGTTCAGAGCTATATCCGAGCCAATCTCCTTTAAGACTATCTCGTCTACTACGGGCTTCCCGTTCAAGCTTATTGATGACGGATTCCAGCCATGATGTGTTGTCAGTACCCATGCAATATGGTCTCTTGATGTGGGGTTAAGTTCTTTGAGTCGTTGTATCTCGCATCCTTCTACGTATCCGAGTGTCCTGTTATCTCGTTTAGGAGTGAACAACGTTCCTGCAACGTAAGTGTGCTGTCCTCGAAGTAATCGAGTAAGCTCTTCCATCTCTGTTCGGAGAGATGATTCAAGTTCGTAACTCTTTTGTTCATTAAAATACCATCCATGAAGTTCCTGTTGGGTAAGTATCTGCGCGACTGAGTGCTCTAACGCAACCCAGTCAGGTAGGGGTGAAAGTGGTCGCATAATTTCTTAGTAACTTCAACGTCTTGAGCGCAATAATCTTCCATCTCTTGACTCCACTCAGACCAATCGGATGTCTTTCCGAACTCTCCTTTATATTCGCCAAGCCTATAGCCGTATGACTCCAGACTATGCCTTCCATAGAGCTGTAGTGGCATGTGTCGCCACGTATGCTTTCTATCTATGTCAAGGATATTTGGGTGGTATAGACGTGATAGAAGAAGAGTGTCAACAATGCGAGCAGTGGGAGAGAAATAGTTATATAGTTTGCCAAGACACGGGAGATCAAAACCAATAATGTTATGACCAACAAGCGTGTCAGCAACAAGTAACTTACCAATACCCTCAGAGATGGAATATTTATTATTCTTTTCATCGTTGTATGTTTCTATTTCGTCAGTTGTGGAATCGTATATCGCTATGCAATGAATACGTGTCACATCGTTCAGTAGACCATCTGTTTCTAGGTCAAAGACGAGTGTCATTTCTTCTTTTGCCACGTATATGTTTTATCTTTAAACTGAGCTTTCTTAATTGCCGCCTCGCTAGGTGGCTTAGGTTTATTTAATTGTGTTGGTTCCTTAGCGTGTTTGTACCAAGGGTGTTCGTATTCACTGTCCTCAAAAATCCGTGGTTTCGCTGGTCCCACGTAGAAAGGATGGTTCTTTAGCATCATTCTCACTAAATCTGCAGTTGGATAAGTCATATTGAAGTTCACATGCAACGCCCACCTCACCACTGTATCTATTTTTGAGGAGTCGTAAGGTAGTACTATCGTCGCTGTTTTGTTGGTTTCTTTCGAGGGCTATGAGATTGTCACTTAATTGAGAAATGCTTGCCGATCCGCGAAGCTGTCCCAAGGTAACTCTTGCTCCCTCTTCATGATTCTTGTCTTGTTGAGTACGTCTAAGATGACTAACTAAGAAGAGATGTATTCCAGTACGTTCAACTAATGACCTTAAGTCAGTCATAGTTTTATCTATCATTCTCCTCTCCTCGCCATCTAATCCACTTAACAATATACTCAGGTGATCGAGGAATATAACACGACACTCCAATCCACAGGCGAGATACTCAATGCGTGAGTATATAACTTGAGGATCGAAACTCCCAAACCCATCATAGAGATAAAGATTCCAATTACCAATAGTGGATCGATATATATCTTCGAGTTGTTGTTTGTCATAACCTCCAAGATGTAATGGTTTTCCTGCAGCTGTAGACATCAAGCCTAAAGCTGTTCTTCTGTTTGATTCTTCCAGAGCCAGATAGCCGACTTGTTCTCCCCTTTCGAGTAGGTGAGTTGCAAGTTGACGGCAAAAGGAACTCTTCCCAGAGCCTGTACCTGCAGTAATCGTAGTAAGCTCGCCGTATCTAATTCCGTGTGTTTTTTGTTGTAATCCTTTGAAGGGATACTCATGATTGCATGGTGGTTCGGGTGTGGTTACAAGCTCTAAGAGACTCTTACCATCGACTATCCCGTCAGGTTGGTATGGCTTTGCATCCCATATAGCCCGCCTTATGGCTTCTGAGTCATTCGCTTGCAGAGCTTCTGAAGCGTCTTTATAGGATTCGAGCCGTGCAATTTTGACCTTCCCAGGTGGTAGTACTGATGCAGCATCCTCGCTTGCTTTTCTTCCAGCCTCATCATTGTCAAAGAAGAGGACAATTTCTTGATAGCCTTGGAAAAGGGGTATTTGTTTTTGAATATCTTTTTTAGCACTTGCAGCTCCATGTGGTAATGAGACCATTGGCCAGCCGTTCATTACCTCATAACAGCTGGCAGCATCTAGTTCACCTTCAGTAACGACAATCCGTTTACCGCTACTAGGAAATAAATGCTGACCAAAAAGAGTATCGGTAGTAATCCCTTCATAGTAAAAGTCTTTCTGTTTGGTCTTTACTTTTGCTCCCTGAAGTATTCCGTCGCTTGTGTGATAATAGTGGCGTAGAAGTTCTCCGTCTCGGAAGATCTTATATTTTTGGCACGTCTGTTCTGACAAACCTCTTCGTTGCAGCCGTACGGCAGATCCTTTAAGTTGTACATTTGTAGACATTTGATGAGTGTGTGTATTTTCTCCATTCCCAGGAGTACGGGTGTGACATACAAAGCAAAAAGAGTGACCATCCGAGTACTCGCTTTTAGCGTCGGATGATCCACAGTTTTCACATGCTGTATGCCTAACAAATTCGCTCTCTATATGAGCCATTCCATTGGTATGTTGTGCCAAGATGTCCAAGGAATATTTAATTTCTCGCACCACTTGGCGTAAGTAGTTTTAGATTTCTTAGAGATAGTATTGAATGGTGCTTGAAAGACCATCCGAATATCTAAGTCTGGGTTCTGCTTAGTAACCGCCTTGATCTTACGGCGATCAGCTGAGTCAAAATACCCCTTAGTTTCTAGGTATATTCCGTTCGGTAATAGGAAGTCAGGCGTGTAATTATGCATGATTTGGTATGGAACCTTAGTCGGCTCATACTCATAATCAATTCCTAACTCACATAGAAGATCAGATACTTTCTCTTCAAGTTGTGACTTGAACATTAGAAGTCATCTTCTACCGACGCTGGTGTACCAGCTGCCTCAACGTTAGGTTCTCCAGCCTTGAAGCCTGATGTCTTGCCGAATAGCTCAGCTACCCCAGCTTGATCTAAGTCACCTGTATCAACACCAGCTCCACCTTGAATGGTCACGAGCTGTACTCCAGAGAGCTTCAGAGACGTACCATAAGAGATACCATCTCGTAGTAGGTAAGGCTTCTGTATAAAACCTAGCTTGACAGTAGACCCTGCATAGACAGGAGTATTAGCGTCGTTAATAGGAGTACCTTCTGTATCGACCACTGGTGGTCTTTTGTCCTCACTCCATGAGAACTTAATGATGTATTTTCCATCGGAGACCTCCTCCCAAGGCTCAGGTTTCAGAGAGCTACGCTTAGGGTTCTTGAGCTTAGACTCAGCCCACTTAAGACATTCAACTCTCTCTTCTTCTAACTTATCAATCAAGTCTTTACCTACTACAGCTCTCAAGCTATAGCCGTACTGACTTGGCTTCATTACTGCTTGATAACCCTCTAGTGTTACAGGGTTTGCAGTGACGTGGATGTTTCTCATTAACAAAAAAAGTAAGTGGATTCAATTACGGATTCTGGTTTCAAGTCTCCTATAATCGGTGGTTCAGACTCAGCTCCTATCTGTTGAGCAAAGTCTGTTAAGTAGTCATGTTCTGCGAACAGGTACATGTATTTTTCTCTGACAATTCTGGATAACTCGCTCATGTCTGTAGCTCTACATAAGACACTATCGTGTATGAGAGCTATAGGGTGGTTAAAGTCTAGAGCTGATAGACATAAGAGGCTGGCATCTAGAGAGTGAATGAGGTTGGGAGCTGTAGCAGCTTTGTGCCTAGCTACGTCCACATCCTCACTGTCTCCTACTGGTACTCGCATGTTGCACTGACCTAAGACTTGTAGAGTTATCCTCTCCATCTCAGCCTTATATAAACTCTGTTTAACTACAAAACCTGAAGGAGTTTCCCATTCAAGTTCTTTCTCTCCTCTCTTTAAAGCTTCTCTAACCTTATCTTCTATCCATTTCATTACTGCCATAGGTCCAGGCACAATAGTGTGCATAGAATCTCTAACAGCTTGGACAATTATTGTTAGTGAATCTTTATCTATATCAATACCCTTTTCTTTCAAAGCTTCTTTAATGTACGACCTGTTTGAAAAGGGTTTTGCATTGTAGGGTATCGTCATTACTGTACGCTTAGTACATTTACGATCCCAGTGATCAGCTATGTTGTCAGGTATATTTGGTTTAGATGTTTCGGCTATTACTTTATAAGCATCTTGTGGCTTATCTGATGGTAATACATTAACAAGTTGAGCTGTTGATTTATCTTTAGCGAGACCTGCGAGGATCTGTAGACCACTACATGTAGCGTCTATAGCTATAGGTAATCCTGTGCTAATTCGATCTCTCTTGATAACACAGTGGTACATCTCCTCACATGCAGCTAAGAATTGCCAAGGTTCCTCAGCTCCTTCCCAATCAGGGAGGTTACCAATGGGATCAGTTGCAATTCTCTCTACTAACCATTCATTCTCATAAGTCCAAGCAAGTCGATCATCAAGAGTCTCCTTGTCTAGACCATAAGTTGTAGCTACTTGGAATCTTATCCATCGCTCTGCCTCATCATCCATAAAAGATTCTTCATGGAAATTTAAGAGTGACTTACCCCAGTCAGTATCTTGTGGTGTAAGAAATGCAGGGATCGGATAGATTCTTCCTCGGTAATCGAAACTCCACGGGATGTAGAACTTTTCTTTGTTCTCAAAGCGTTCTACTGTCTCCATTGTCATTCGAGTACGACAAGACTTCCTAAACTCTTGAGCTTGTAAGTCATTACGTTGAGTCTCTTCTCTTCTGTATTTCTTTCTAGCTTCTTTATTCTCAGCTATATCTACAGGCTTGATTGGGTGAGGGTGTTCATAGATAGGCTTGAATTTACCTACTGTTGTACCACTCTTCTCAAGTGCTTTTGATACTTTGACGATGAATGGGTTCAGGGTGTAAGCAACCTTTTGAATCTTGTTTAAGAAAGCAATCGGTCTTTCTCCCTGTATATGTGACGACTCAGATTTACGAACCATATCGTGACCCTTCATTATCTCATTAAGCAAGTAACCACCTGGCTTTTCAGTTGTCCAGTCGTTTGGCTCGATGAGCATTGGCCACGCTAAAGGACAAAACAATTCAGCGTTATACATGACCTGATCTTTAACAGTCATGAACAACTCAGTAGGAACAATGTAATTACCCTTTCCTCTTACAGGTATCTTCTTAAACCATCCACTGACCTCACATACACAGCTCAACAACCAACCTCCAAGCTTGACTCGGTTAGATTTTCCCCATGATTGCCATTGAATTACTTCATAGCGATTCATTAAGGTTTGTATCTTTTTTATTTTGTAATCAGTACCAGTGGATTTATGCCAGTAGTTCTCTTTTAATACGTTTAATAAACCTGGAGCTTCTTTCTCGTAATGCCTCATTTGACATTCTTGCTCAACTCCAGTTCCTATGGAATCACATACATTAGTTAAATGATTACTATTCTCTCTAATAGAAAAGACTTTATCAATTGTTATTTTGCATGTTATGGCTGCAGCTGCTAATGGTTCTATATCAGCTAAATACTGTTTGATTTCTCTGAATGACTGTCCAGTATGACCTTTATGTATCCGTAAATTTGTTTCCTTAATTCTATCAA